TTTTGGAATTGTTTTTAGTGTTTTTCCAAACACTTAAAAGGTTCCTTACAAGTTTTTCGATATTGTTCAATTTTCAAGGTCCTGTGCGCCTCAGCCTTGCGGCTGAAAGCTTATTTATTTTATCACTTTCGTGATAAGCTGTCAAGCACTTTTTTGAATTATTTTTGAGTTTGAAAAGTAAAGCATTAAATGCAACAAATTTTCGGCCTTATTTTTGTGGATTTTAGCGTAAAGCAGACAGGCCGTCAAGTTTTCTCCGCTTGCAGCCGCCCTCTATTGTTTGATTTTACCAACGGTTTTCTGTTTTCGTGTCGCTTATGCTGTCAGACCAAGCTCCCGTAGGCATTCGCGGAACATTGTGCCGGCGCTCTTATAGCCGAAAATTTTTCTGGGATAGCTGTTGATCCAGTTCTCCGTAGCTGCGATTTCTTCCGCTGTGACCTTTGAGAAGTCCGTGCCTTTCGGATGCCGGCGGCGGATCATGCCGTTCACATTCTCATTGCTCCCACGTTCCCAGGAAGAATACGGGTGGCAGTAATATACCTTCGTCCGCTTATCCCCGGTGATGCAGGACTGTTCCAGCTGATCGGCCAATGCAAACTCACTTCCGTTGTCCACCGTGATGCTCTTATAAATGATGCCAAACTTCTCTGCGCCCAACTTCCGTTCCAGCGCATTGATTGCCTGCACGGTCGTCTCTGCACGGCGATCCGGCACCATTATAATATTTTCGTTCCGGGTTTTGCGCTCGGTCAGCACCAGCAGTGCAACCGTACTTTTCTTCTTGCCGGAATACACCGTGTCCATTTCCCAGTGTCCAAATTCTTCACGGTCTTTTACTTCCGCCGGGCGTTTTTCGATGCTCTCACCGGCAGGCGCACGAGCAGGATCCTTTGTTTTCACCTTTTTATAGTCGCCCTTATGCACTCCATGTCTGGGCAGAGCCTTTTGCGTCAAGTTCAGGAACACGCCCTTTTTGATGTAGCTGTATATGGTAGGCACCGATATATGCGTTTTGAATGTCCGTCCTTCTTCCAGGGCATAACCGTACACAGCAGCCGGTGAACAATCCTTATCTATAATGGTCTGCTCGATATAGCTTGCAAGCTCATGATCCTTGCCAATCTTAAGGTTTGGTCCCTTCTCCCGAAGATGTGCCTGATACCTTTGTTCTGCAATATCCGGGCTATATGTAGGAATCAGCTTCCACGTCTTACCGTCCAACTTGTCGTAGCTGCCGCGTTTCAGTTCCCGGTACACCGTGGACGGGTCAACCCGCAACCTGTCTGCGATTTCCTTTACTCTCAGCCCATCTTTCAACCACTTTTCAATACGGATTCGGTCTGTAAGCGTAAGCTGTTTGAACACTCGCACGCCGTTTTCCTCCTTTCGACTATGGCGTTTATTTTCGTTTTAAGCGTAAATTATACGGTATACCGTTGTCAATTCGCAATTTTTCCACACTTTGCACATTTCCTTTGTGCAAAACTTCCAGACAAACAAAAAATGCCCCGCCAGCAATCCATCCGGATGCCAGCGGGGCATTTTCATTTCAGTGCAGAAGCATCGTCAGTTCATAGGCCACAAGGCCGGAAACCAGCGCCGCAATCACAGCCCACCAAAGTTTGTTCCCAAATGTTCCTGGGGCTTTTTCCAGCGCGGTCAGGCGGTCGTCCTGCTTTTTGTTTTGAGCCGTTACAATTTCAAGGCTCTTGTTTGTGTTTTCGAGTTGCTGGATGGTCAACTTGATATTGGTGTTCATGCCGTTTACTGCATCGGTCAGCTTCCCCAGCTCGTCCAGCCGGTGGGTGTTGCTCTGTGCACGGTTTTCGACCGCTGTCAGGCGATGTTCCAGTTCCTCGTCAGTCATTACGCTTGTCCTCCCCCGCCTTACCGAAACGGGCCACAGTAGTGGTTTCTGTGGATTTCTTCACCATGTAATTTTCAAGTTTTTTCTTGGTAAAGTCGAACACGAGCTGCACGATCCAATCCAGCGTCCGCTCATTGATTGCCCAGTCCAGCCAGTCCGGGGTGTACCCGCGCAGTACGGCAATGACATGGGCTTTCTTTTCTGCGCCTGCGCCACTACCGAACTTTTCCTCTGCGTTGACGATCCACTTGTACACAGTCTTTGCGACCACAAGGCCGTAACCCAGACGTACCGCCGCCAGCGCCGTGACCACAAGGCCGACCACCATGAAGATGCAGGCCAGCCATTCAGGGAATGCCATCAGAAAAACTTTCAGAATGTTCTCCATTTTGTTTTCCTCCTACTCTTAACCCACCCAACGGCTCTTTACCGCACGGGTGTCGATGTGTACCCAGCCAGCAGGACGACCAGTTTTTACCGGGTAACGTCCGATGCCGCCGGTGTTTTTCAGCAGCGTTTCGGCGTAGGTCGCGAGCGTTTCCACGTCCACGCCCTGAATCCGAATATCTGCCGCCATACCGTAGCAATGCTGACTGTACGTTGCGCCCTTGACCGCCTTGTTATGGGCGGCAGTGCGATATGCGCTGGTGATCGTAACAGCCTTTCCAAAGTGATTCCGGATGTTCTGCAACAGTTTCACCAACACATCATCAATAAAGATGGGGTCAGTCCCATCCTTGCAGCGAAACTCTTTCACGGCAAAGTTTGCGGACAGTTTCTTGTTACCATCCTTTGCCAGTGAATAGGCTTTAATCGCCATTGTCGTTTTCTCCTTTCTGGCTCAATGCCATTTTGCAGCCCCTCATACAGCATCCCACCATCAACACACCGAACTCGGCCCGTTCGGTGGTGGTGTTCTCGCCCTTGGCTTCCAGCCTGTCCAGCAGGCTTTCGCACAGATCGGGCCAGCTTTTATGCTGCATAGTCTTCGCCCGTGATGTTCTTGTAGTCCTCGGCGGTGATCTCGCCCTTGTTTACGCGCTCGGCCAGAACTTTCTTCACGCCAACGCGGCGGGATGCGGGCATCTCTGCCCAAGTCTTAGTGCCTGCAATCAGGCGGTTTGCCCAGATAATGTTCATGGTGATACCTCCTTATTCCTTGTTCAGCGCTGCGTCCAGTTCGCACAGCGCGGTTTCGATGGCGGCCAAACGCTCCTCGTTGGCCGCGTCCTGTTCGCACATTGCGTCCTCGACCTCGGCCACGCGGTCAGGCAGGCCGTCTTTCTCGGCCTGCCTCTTGGCTGCGGCTTCCTTCTCCTGCCGGGTGGGCAGATTGTCCTTTTTCCACTGAATCATGGTGACTGTCCTCCTTACTGGAATGCGCCGGAAACGGCCTCGATATAGCCGCCGGTGCCGGATTCGCCGCGCTCCACGCTGACGCGGAAGTTAAACGCCGCGCCGTTGGTGGCGGTCTTATTCTCAAAGACGATGTTCACGCCTTTTTTTACCTCGGTCGTGGCATCCTGCCAGACCGGGGAGCTGTCGAGTGCGTTGTTGGTCACTTCGGCTTTGAACTTCGCATCATCGGGGATGGAACCGGTCACCTGAAGCACGGCAACGGTAATGTCGCCCTCAACGGCCAACGGTTCAGCCAGCGTCACGCTTGCGGCGTGGACGGCCTTGGTAAAGGTCGCGGACGTGCTGACGGTTTCCTTGCCGTCGCTCACCTCAACGGTGATGGTGTGGTTGCCGTTCAGGATTTTCTGGAATCCGGCAGCGCTGGCCGTCTGCTCAAAGGTCAGGGCCGTGCCGCTGGCAACGCCGGTGCGGGTCTTGGTGGTCTTGCCGTCCAGCTTTTCGGTGACGGTCAAGGTGTCGTCGTCGGTATCCCTGACGGTGTACTTCCACGCAAAGGCCGCGTTCTTCCGCCCCAGAGCTGCGCCGTCCGTGCTGACGGTAGGTGCAGTGTTGACACTGACCGTGCCATCGTCAGAGACCACGAGTGTAGAGGGAAGAATGAAAGCGGGGCGAACACCATCGGAGTTGCGGTACCAGTAGCCGCCGCCGGAGCCATCGGTGCCGACGCCCCAGACGTCGTTGCTACTGCCGGCGTTCGGAGAGCGCAGCCACCAAATGGCAGCGGAGCTGCCATTGTATGCAATACGCTTGCTGTTACCGCTGGAGCTGTTGCCAAAGTATGCCAGCCTCACACCGTCCTTCGGGAAATAGCCGTTGTCGCTGGTCGTCCAACCAACCTCATAACCAGACAGCAGGAACACTTTGGTGCTCAGGCCGTTGGAGCCGGTGGCAAGGCTGCCGCCGGAACCAGTGCCGTTCTGGTACGGGATTTTCACCTGCTTAATAGCCGCCCGGATGTTGCTGTCGATGAGGTTGTAGAACGTTCCGTTCAGGTATGTGTGGATGCTGGAATCCTTGTAGGAGTTATTGTTGCCGAACGTGGACGTGGTGTAGATGTCCTTCATCAGCAGCCACGTTCCATTGCAACTCGAATCATAGGTGCTGGTGTTCGGGTTGCCCTGCTGCACAACAATAAAATCTTTGGACGCGCCGTTGACTTTGATTTTGACAATGCTGCCAACGGCTTTCGTGCCCAGTTTTACGTTTGCCATTGTTACCTCCTTGTTTTCGTTCAGGCCCACGGCATGATCTCCGCGGGCCGCGTGTTCTGCGATACAGAGAGGGACAGGGCTTTGTGCTGCTTCTTGTAGATGCAGCGGCATTGCCTCGCCCGCCGTCTGTCACGCGCGAGTTTGTTCGAGTTGATTTTTCGATGGATAGGGATTTTACAGTCAAGCAATTTTTCGAGCCGGTCAGCGTACTTGCGGCGTAAAGAGTAAGTATCACCATGGGCGGCATGGGCATCCCACGCATCAAAGCTCCGCAGGATTTCCTGCTTGGTCACTTCGCCTGCGGGGTATGCCGTCTCCCAATATCTGATCTTGTTCTTCATCCGCTTGGAGCTATCCCGGCGCAGCTTTTGGATGACCGCGCCGGTGTCGGTCAGGTAGCTATGGAATCCCAGAAAATCAATACCGTTCCGCAGCGGGAAAATGGCGGTTTTCTGGTTCAGCTCAAGGCCGTAACTGTCCATGAGCGCCCGAACATCCCGGAGAATGCACTGCAATTTCTTCTTGTCCGAACAGATGATGTAGAAATCATCCATGTATCGGCCATAGTATTTGATGCGGTACTTTTCTTTGATGATGTGGTCGAACTCGTCCAAAAACATGAGG